TGTCGAGGCATTCGCATCATCGATCAATGTGCGGGCGAATGATGTCAAATCGGCAAGCGCCGCTGCCCCGGAGCCGGTGAAATAGGGAAGCTTGTCGGCGGCACTTGTCAGTCCCGCTATGGCAGCAAGGTCCGCATCGTAGGCTTGGACAGCAGAGCCAATCGCAAGACCCAAATTCGTCCTTGCATCCGCTGCGTTTGATGCCCCGGTGCCGCCTGCGACAATCGGCCGATCCGTGTTGAGATCGGTCGCTATATCATCCATCAGCGTATTGAACTTGGCCGATTCGATAAGGTCATTGGCCGATGGGGTTGTGTTCGCGGGTTTGGAATAAACGCCGCTTCCGTCTCTTGGCATGTGGTTCTCCCATAAAAAAGGCCCGCGTGGGCGGACCGTCTGGACTCATAGCAAATGCGTGTTTAGGTTCAGCCCACAGTTTCATTGTGGGGATAGATGATGCTTAGAATTGTATTGGTTTCGGCTGTGGCTTTGGTGTTGGCGGGGTGCAATCAAACGTTCAGTGAAATGAGTCCTGAACAACAGCAAGAGTTTGTTCAGAAGCGAGGCGCTGAATGTCAGATCATTGGTTACAAGCCCGGAACGCGGGCATATACCGATTGCATTCAGACTGCTGTACGCGAAAATGACCGCGACACCAGCCGCCAACGTGCCGCAGCCGCCTCATCCGGTCCGACAACGTGTAACAGAATCGGCAATACGGTCACCTGTTTCTAGGGCCTGATTGACTCTCATTTCCGGGTTGTGTGACGGTATCCCTCTATCTTTGAGGGAGGCTATTTTGGATGATTATCCGACCGAAACGGATGCTCAAGCGGTTTTTACTGTCTTGCTGGCTGTCCTCGAAGAGTCGATAAAACAAGGTGCCGTAGACCGTGAAAAAATGATCGACCGGCTTTCGGAGCACGTCGCCTACTTGCCTCCAGAGCGGAGGAACGAGGGTCGAGGCCGCTATCTAGATATGGCAATCCGTTTTCTGGAAGCGTACCAGTTTGATGACAAATCAGAAGGCGGTCGCAAAGATCGTTGAATTGTTTGCTGGCGTTGTCCTTTGGCTTATTTTTGGACATGCGGTTCTCCTTTTTCGAAAACCCGCAGGATATCGAATCGGTATTCCAGGTCACAGGTCATGGCTATCTGGACACCAAAGCATCCGACGATTAAGTACGGTGCATGGATGATGACAAGCTTGAATACGTGGATAGCGCCTTAGCGCGGCTGATCCATGTTCTGGTTTTCGTGTTTGTGTTTTCGACGTTCGGTTTCACAAACCCAACTCTTGCGGGGCCTGACAGCACAACTAGTTACTTCACTCGAACGCCCGCCTCGATGTTTGATGTCGGGATGCTGCGGTTGGATTTGCGCCTAAAGACTATAAAAGACAGTTCCGATTACCCCTCGAAATATCCCACGGCATACGCTAACTATAGCTTTAAAGATGACGAAATTATCATCGCGATATCTAGCTTCTCGTTCAAGGGAACCAACTCCGAAGCTGAGACTTACTGTTCTGAGTGGGTTCGCATAATCCGCCTTTTCGCTGGCATTGACACCAATACCGGCAAACCCGTCTACGCTCATTCACACTTCACTGAACTGTTCTCCCACGATGGATACACAAACGAACCAACCGACAACGCTTTAGCGAAGCTGGATCCCAAATTTCTTCTTTCGTGCTATTTGCTCGGAATGGGTATGGATGGGAAGGCCGTGAGCATCACCGCCCCGCTTCTTGGCACCTCTTATTCCATTGAGAAAGAACAGTCTCAATGACGGACGAACAACAACCCAAAGGGTTTTGGGGCCGCAACGCTAAAGCGTTCGCTATTCAGGCCGTCGTGGTTGTCGTTGTTGCACTGACTGTCGGGCGATTTGCTGGCGCGTCGGTCAGTAAATTTATGTGTGACTCACTCAACATTTGCTCTAAGGAGCAGCGACAACTCCTGAACGAACCATAGCGTCAACCAGCGCTTTCCGCGAGCCGCTGAGTTGCGGCGCTGCCACCCTACCGCCAGACCGCACCATCGCCTCAAGCAATTCACGGTTGGCCCGACTGCCCCGAGTTGCAATGGTTTTCGCGGCGTAGCCCGCTGCCGGAACCATTGCAAGTAGTGGGTTCGCAACAGTGCCTCCGATACTAAGCGCGGCCATCAAACCGTTGCCGTGCGGCGAAAGCCGCCCGATCTGCCGGGCTAGCTTTTGCCCGTTAACATATTGCTCCATTGCGGACTTCTCCGCTGGCGTAAATCCACGAGACCTAGATGGACTTTTCAAAATTTGTTTGATGCCTTGTCGCGCTGTATTCTCCAAATTGCCGCCAGACGCCGAAGCTGCGGCATCAAGGCGTGCGTTTTCAAAGGTTGTCTCAATGGTCTTTGCTTTGCTGGCCCGGTGCCAAAGCGCCCTGGCTCTTTTCAGGGCTTCGCCACCATGTTGAGCGTTGCCAACAAGCACTTCACCCGGTTGTGTGTTCAGAACGAAGTTGTCAAGAGCGTCGATAATTTCTCCGCCAATCATCCGCTCTGAGGAATCGTTGCTTATACGCGCGTTGTTGGCAATCTTTCGAAACTGCTCAAGTCCTTTGAGCGTCACATTGCCCGTTGATATCCGTTCCAATTCATCCAACGCAGTCGCGATCCGCGGTTGCAATTTAGGATGATATCCAAACTCAGCCAGATTGGCTGTTATGTCCCGCGATATACGTCGTAACCCATGCGGTCGGAACATCACACCGGCATCGTCCGCCTGTTGGTAGGCCCGGTTGGCGGCGGATTTCAATTGCTCGACAGTTGGTGCCTGACTGACAGAGACGCGACCTGCACCGACACGCGCAAGTGCGCCACCTGCGGCCCCGGCTGTAGCACCCGTAGCAGCGCCGTATCCCGCCCGATTGAGCCGATCCTCCATACCCTCGCCATCGCCCAACCCATACAGCGCGCCATACGTTGCCCCTTCGCCTGCGCCCCGGCCCATCAGGCTCATGAGTGTAGGTTTCGCACCTTTCAGCAGCGACAGTCCACCTTTGACCGCAGCGCCGCCAAGACCAAGACCGCCCGCAATCTCGCCAATGGTGAATGCAATAGGGCTCTCCTTTCGAAGCGCTTCCTTTTCCGCGTTCGTTGACAGCCCCAATTCGTCATCAAAATTGAAGGACGCGCCGGATTGAATGCCACGCGCTCCGGCGTCCAGAGTGCGAGCTATCGGCCCAAGCGGGTTGTTCTCGCCCGCATAGATGCCCGATGAATAGTATCTGTCCCGGTCGGTCTTGGGTTTCCCCGCCAACAGGTCGCGCGGCGCACGCTTCTTTTCGGTTAACAGATCACGGGGCATCACTTGAGCCTTTCAAGGACTTCTTCACGGGTCAGACCGTGGACTTCCATGGTGTGCGTAATGTCCTCTTCGGTGACACCCTCTGGTAGCGGAGAGACATACGCGCCGGGCTCTGGAATGGACAAAACTTCCTCAAGATTGCCTTTCATAATTTCCGGAATCCGTTCTTCCCAAGACCTTATTCGTGCTCTCGCCATTTTCTCGGTGACATCGAAGATTCTTCGAATTGCCGCCTCGTTAAGATTGACATCACCAGCGGCCATCTTTTTTGCGTATTCACGGTCCGCGTCACTAAGTCCCGTACCGGCACCAAACTGCTTGATAATCTTCGCGACGGCCTGTGCCATGACCGATTGGAACGCTTCCGCGTTATTAGCCATTGAAGGATCGACGGGGATGCCGACAAGTTGAGCATATTTGGTTGCTGCAACGCGCCAATCAGCCGTTGCGCCAGTCAAAATCCCCTCATCCAGCAAGGCACGTCCCTCATTAATGGTTCCAATAAGGCTGGCCGCGTCCCGGGTTGATTCGTACTGCTCCATGACAGTCTTGGCGGCCTCCTCACCTAGTTTACCGGCAAACTTGCCGCCACCGACATTAACGGTGACACCGCCGCCGCCGGCTTTGTAGATTCTGTTGTCGCGACCAATCTGCCATGCGCTATTGGGATCTAGGCGGCGCACCTTGATCTCTTCGGGTGTCAGGTCTCTATATTCCGGTTCGACCTCAAGGTCTGGAAACGCCAGTTCGCCGGTATCGATGTAGCGCAATCTCCCATTGGCATCTTTGGCCGTCTCGCGCTTCGGCGGCGTATTCAACTCCCGGCGCGCCTTTTCTAACTGCAATTGCTGCAGGGGCGTCATCTGCCGTGCCTGATGCTGTTGCAGATAGTATTGCGCGGTAGCCCTGTCGCCGGGTGACGAAGCCGGGTTGTTCATGATTCGAATCAGATCACGGACATCCTGCGGCGTAAGCTGCCGTGCCTGCGCCGTCTGTACGGGCTGTGCGTCGTTCGCAGGCGTGGGCGGTGTGGGGATACCCTGCAAGACTCCCGCGCCCTGTGGCTGCGCAAGGGCTGTGCGGAAATCATTGGCCGGGTCAAGACTGGCGAATTGCATTGGCGCGCGCTGGCCTGTCATAGCAGACGCCAACTGCTGGACGTTGGCGCTAGGCTGTGAGCCGCCGCGTGTGTTCAGCATCGCTTCGGCAACGCGCTTTTTGCCGTCCGACACATAGGGATTATCATTGATGGAAGCCACCGCCGCATTTTCTGCGGTCAACTGACCTGCACCGGGACGCGGCGGGAATCCGGGCCGCCAGCCGGGCTTTGCCATGCCGGTCAGGACGCCAAGCAGCCCTTTGGTCGGGTCTGCGCTTGCCAGTTGCTTGGAACCTGACTTTCTGACGAATTCATTGAACCGGTCGAGTTTCGGATTGCCCGTGCTTTCGACACCAGCAACCGTGCGGCCTTCGATAGTGCGCGGCGCTTCAAGCGGCGGTGCGCCCTGCATACGTTCGTCCATGCTCGGGCTGATCGTCGGGGGCAAAGCGCCACCACGGGCAACGGGCGCTTGTGGAGCGGCCTGTGCGGGTGCTGGCGGCGTCGGGGTAATCGGACGGGCTGGTTGGGCTGTCTGAGGCTGTGCCGGTGCGATGCCGGGAATTGGTGCCGCGTCAGCCGGGACTTCCATCCCCTGTAGCTCATAGGCGCGCTTGCGGGCCGCATCGACCTCTTGAGCAGTCATGGTGGACTGATTGCGCCGGACCAAATCTTGCAACTGATTCATATCGGACGTTTGAATGCGCTTCATCAGGCCAGACGCATCCGCGACCTGCACACCTTCCATTTCGTCCGCTGCCCTGAGCGCATCGGCCACACCTGCGTCACCAAGGCTGGCCACCATGTTTCGGGGAACATCCCGGTCTAGGCTCGCGCCTTGGTCGCTTGGCGCGCGCAGACCATCCCATCGGCCCACACCGACCTTTGCTGCACCGTACCACGGACCCCATCCGCCTTTTTTAGCTTGGTCCAGCGCAAAATCGATTGCGGCTTTGACGTTTTTGGGGTCTCGAGGGTCCAAGCCAGTCGCCTTGATGAAGTCATTGCCCATGCCAGTCGGAAATCCAGTACCAGGACCACCCACAAGCAATTGAAACGGGGTGTAGGAGGGTTCGCGTCCGCGTTCATCAACTATTGTGCTTTGCCACGCTTCTGCGGGGTCTGCTGTCAGCCCCTCTGAATAGGCCACCTTGAGGGCTATATCCGGGTCAACGTCGCGCTGTGTCGCGGATTCACGAATGTAGGCGACAAGGTCAGGGTCTGCGCCCGCCCCGCCCGATGACGGCGCGTCAACTGCCCCCGGCGCATCCGGCACAGGTGGAAAGTCACCGCCAGCCCCATCAATACGGCCAAACGTGCCAAGCGCAAAATCACTGGCCGAATCCCGAAGCCCTTCGGTGCCTTTTCGTGCAGATCGTGCCTGGAGCCCGGATCCGATATCGGATAGCGCCGAATAGATGCCTTCTGCAGTGTTGCGCGGCGCGCGGCGGCGACCGAACAGCATGGCCTCGGCCAGCGCTTGCCGTCGCTTCATGCTCTCATAGGAGCCGGGATCACCCGCATTGAATGCAAATGTTTGCATGTTCGTGTCCAATGTTAATATTGAATTGGGCCAGTAGAATTGATATATTAATGGGAGCCCCGCTCCCATCGACGCTATCCCATATGGGGGATTCGTCGGTGCGTAGGACAGACGGTGTTGATGCACCCCTGTTTCACCGGGGCGTCTCTTTTTTCTTGAAACTGGTTACCACCCAAGTTTCCCGTTGCCCGTGTCGGTCGAGCCGGAGATTTGCCACATAGTCCCCGAGATCTAGAACCGCGCTACGGCGGCCCCTGGGAGTTACTTGATAGCTCAACCTACCTCTATGCAGTATCTGCGGTAGGATATCCCTCACAAAGCGATCTCCATCCAACGCATCGGTGGAAGCGCGCTTGTCCCGTATGTGACTAAGGCCCCAGCCACCCCTGTATTTCTTTGTCGGGTCACCCGGTGTACCAAAATCAATCGTGATTTCACCTAAGTCTTCACGAAACAGTTTGCCCTTGGATGACACACCAGAGTCCAGAACACTGGCTATTTCACTTGAAAACTCATCAAGTCCCGACGTTGACCGGCGATGTAATGGTATACGCCTATTCGGCACCGTTGATGCAGGGGGACGGGGCACAACCCGCATACCCGGTGATGGCAGCGTACCGGGCATTGCTATCGTACCAAGCCCCAACAATCGCCCCATGAATTCATCCGAACTGGGGTCCACCTTCGTTTCGCCGCGATAGACCTCACCGGGGATTTTCATTGCTGAAATCAAATCATCTATGACACGCGGTCTCTTTCCCCACGTGGTTTCGCCCGTTAGCAGGTTCTTCTCGTAAGGCACATATTGTCCGCGATATATATGCGGCAATTGTTTCCGTACCATCGCATCGGCGATTTGCTGGCGACTGTCCGGCACTTGTCAGCCCCCCATTCCGAACAGAGAGCCGTAGTTGACCCGCTTCACGCCGTCGCCAAGGTCTGCCACTGCGTCCGGGCGCTTTTTCTCTGCCTCTTGGGCCATGACGCCGACATGTTTCGGCGCGTTGCCCGGCTCGTCCTTGTACCGGTAGCGGTAGAGGTTGTGCCCATCCAGCTTGCCGACCTTTTCGACGTCTTTCTTGACCCGCTCATCTGATGCCAGCCAGCCACCGGCCAGCTTTCCGACGCCGCCAAGAATAGACCCGAACAACCCTCCACTGCTGGCCGCATTCTGCTGCCACACGTTCAAGCGCTGATCGTAATTCTTGTTGATCAGCCCGGCATTGTCCGTCGTTGGGATTGTCGGCATTGAAGTTGGCAAAAAGTTCGGCTGTGACACCTGAGAGCCCGACAGGAGCGCGGTGATTTCGTTGATCGGCTGGTTTCGTTCGGCAAGCTGCTCTTGAACCGATTGCGCCCGCCCGCCAAGGACCAATTGATTGTAGGCGTCGTTTTTGGACTGCCGGAACGACTCTAACTCACGGTCGAACGCTTCCGAACCCTCGACAATGCCACGATTGGAAAGTTGCGTGCGAAGTGCTGCTTCTTCGCGTTCAAACCTTGGATCAAGGCGTTTGCTGCCGAGTTCATACAGTCGCGCTTCGGTTTCTTCATTGTTGAGATCGGCTGGCGTGCCGAGATAGTCTTTGAAGAAACCGCTTTGCTGGTTCGCCGTTTCCGCCAGATTCAGCGCCGTGGCGTCGTTTTCGTCCTTGAGCCTTTGCTGCGCTTCCGACAGTGTTTGAGTGGCTGTGAACTGCGGGATGTCGTAGCGCTCGCCCGTATAGGGGTCGGTATGAACATACGTCCCGGTCTGGTCATATGTCAGCGTGCCGTCCGGCGTCACCTGATTCACGTTCCCAAGCATCGCATTGGCAATGGCCGTTGAAACACTCGTACCGGTCTGTGCGGCGCTCGTTTCTTGCGGGTCCGGTGGTGCGGGCGGGTCAGGTGCACACATGTTCGGTTTCCTTGAATTCGTAGATCATGAGTTCCGCGGCCGGTTTGAAGCCCATCCGTTTCCATATCTTGCCGACGCGCAGATCCGTTGCCGGCGTGATAAGCAGGCGTTTGACACCGCGTCCGGCCAGATCGTCCAGGATGAATTTGACGAGCCGTTTGCCGACACCCTTTCGGTGCGGCTTGGCGACAAACACCGTGTCTTCTCGAGCGATGAAATCGCCGTTGTGCATGTCACTTGTCAGCCAAATGAATGAATACCCGACCACCGCGCGCTCGTGGATTACAATGTAGGTGAGTAGGTTTCCGGCATTCATGGCCTGCATGTAGACATCAACGCGCGGATTGAAGTCCGATACGGCTATTCCGTCCGCCTCCAAGCGCTCCCGCATCTCCGCATAGTGGTCGCGGCAGAGCGTCATAAGGTGATCGTGAAACTCTACCCCATTGACCTGATGAAACGTATATTCACTCACACCATCACCCCACCGATTTCAAAGATCAGATCGATCGCCACAAGCTCCACTTTCGGTGTCGGTGAGATACCCATGGTCATCTGCAATTGAGGCGCAACAGCAAAACCGCTCTGACCGATCGAATGCCATTGCGTCTTGGTGGTCAGGCTGATGCCCGAATCCCATAAAGCCACGTCCCAAAGGCCGACATCCCATTCTGAAACAGTGAAGTCGTCTATCGAATTAGGTGGCGATGGCAGGCTGACCGCGTAGTTTTTCGAGATTGATATTTGCGGCTCGATCTCAGAGGCCGCATTGAAGATGGTCCGCGCCGAATGGACAGTTTTCACCGCGCCGGGCGCGCCAAGATGGTCGAACAGCCCGACATAGGACGCAACGTATGGCATGCCGTCATCACTGCCACCGGCCTCCATCTGCATGACCTTGCCGTCGCTTGTGCCGAAATACCCAACCGAGTTGAACAGCCCCAAACATTCGGTGTCCCAACCTGTGTAGCGGCACCATGCGCCGGTTTCCATGTTGACGACAAAACAGTACGCCTCGGTTGTGCTGTTGACGACTGGTAACGCCACCACGGCCATGTTGTTCGACGGCCATTTCAGCACGTCCCATGACTTTGACCGTCTGGCGCTCACCTCTGTTGTCCATTCCGGCTCAATAGCGCGCGTGATGGCCGCAAGCGAAAGAGCCGCTGTGTCCTTCTGGACCGCCTCACTGATCGGCACCATGCCGTTTTCTGTTGCGAGAATGAGGTCACCGCCGGCGCGCAGCGTGGCATTGAAGCCCAAAGGCGGGGTGATGTCATAGGTGCCAACCAGCCCCCATGTTGACGCGCTGCTTGGGTCGGTGCCCTCGTAAACGGCAACCTCGCCGGTTGATGAGACGAACACACACTTGTCGTCCAGTCCGCTACCGCTGTCGAGCGACCATGTGCCGCCGAACAGCAGTTCCCCGCCATTCTCGAAGACGCCATTGAATGATATGCTAGTCGCAGCCCCGCCAACGCTATCAACCGGCAAATACCACGCCTTCATGGTGCCTTTCTCGACAAAGAACAGCCGGTTTGCGAACACCCAGACAAATGACAGATTGGACGTTGTGACACCGGTGATGGCTGGAGTAGACACAGCGGTGATCGCTGTCCATGTTGTGCCATCGAACAATTGCGGGCTGTCATCTCCATTCACTGCATAGAGATAATCACCACCTGACGTGCCCATCTGCACCGTGGAGTAATAGCCGCTGGTCTGGCTGCTCACCGCCGCTGTCGGGATGACATCTGCATCTGCCACGCTAGTGATGTCGAATATCTTGGTTTCGTCTGCTGCGAAAAACTTCTCGGTTGTGCCGACCTTATAGGTAAAGAGGCCAGTGCAGGCCCCTGACGAAACGGTTGCGTGCTTCCTAGAACCGGCCCGCATGCGAATACCGGTTTGTGTCGGGAACCAGTTGTCCAGTACATACGCGCCCTGCGGTCTGGATGCGGCAAGGTTTTCATTCCTGATCCAGCCTCGAACAGGTGGTGGAAACGTGGTTGTGCGCGACTTTGCCTTGGCTTGGGACTGAACCGCCACACGGCGCAAGCCGCGTCTCATGGGGTGATGCTCTGCGGATAGGAGGTCGTGAGATCACCCGGAAGCCGGACTTTGCCGAGCCGCACCATACGCGAGCCCTTATCATCGCTAATCAGCGTCTCTTTCAACGCTTCGAAGGTCTCCATGTCCTCCTGGTAGGGAAGCCCCTTGTGCGCCCGCCATTGCCAGATCATGCCAAGCGTCAGCAGACGTTCGGAAAGCCGGAATGTGTCGTCGTCCGCGGTGAACGTCGTTTTCGTGCTGCTGTCGCTGGCGGTGACAATCTGGTTCGTGACATAGAAATATTTCGCCGTCACCGCCGACGCCAGCGCCGGCTTGATATGGATCTGGTCGCCGTAAATAGTCCACGCATTGATGACGAAATCGAACGCCTGGATATCCAGCCCCAACCATTCGTCTGTGTCAGAGATCGGTGTCAGCGGCGTTTCCAGCGACGATGACCAGACTTGCGCCTTTTTCAGCATGCGGATGTAGTCAGACGGCAATGAATGGCTTTCGGTCGAGCCGTCGCCGGTGATCGTCGCCAAGACCTTCAAACTCTGCCAGTCGTGGCCTTGAGCGATCCTGTCCGCCATTTCATTGGCGAGTGCGACAAGCTCCACATGCGCTCGCTCAGTGGACGCAAGCGCCTCTGTTGGCACAGTGAGCCCGACGACCTTGCACACGCCCTGTATGGTGGACAGGATCGTCATTTACGCGGCCTCTGACTGCTTTTCGAGTTTAGCATTCAGTTCGTCGGCCAGCCGGACAATCGTTTCATGCTTGCTCGCCGGATGGGGCTTTTTGCCACCGCAGGCAACAATCCAGTTGATGATGTCCTCATCGGCCCATGACTGGAACGGTGATTCCGGGCGGCCAGGCTCCGGTGTCGGTTCGGCTTTCCCGCCCTGCAAGACCTCCATTTGCGCCTGCAACGCTGCCATCTGCTCTTTCAATTCGGCGTTCTCGCCAGCCAGCTTGGTGACATCCGCAGATCCTGCGGCTTTTGCCAGATAGGCTTCGGCCTGCTCTTTGAATTGGCGCGCGTGCATGCCGAGCTTTTGAAGGTTCTGGCCGTCCAGCCCTGCCAGCGCTTCGGCTGTGTGAACGTTCATCCGCTTGAATTCTTCGGCCTTGGCCTTGGTCAGAAACGGCAATTCGGCAAGCGGCGTGCCGCTGCCGATATATTCCACTCCATCCTTGAACGCCTTGTACGGCTCTGCGTGGAGTTGGGCATAGGTCAGGCGCTGATTGGTGTTCGGGTCACGCACCGAACTTCCCTCATTGGCCGGCGCGACGTGAATTGTCTTCGGGTCACCCGCAATGCGGATGCGGACCATCTCAACATCCTCAAAGATCGGTCGGCCTTCCGTGGCGGATGCGCTCTTGTTCTCCTTTGCGTCCATGAAGAATTCGACATGAAGGTGTGAAAAGTCCATTTGATTTATCCTTGCTGATTCAAAAAGGGGCCAGCATGAGCCAGCCCCCCGGTTTGGTGTTGGTGAACGTTACGCGGCGAGTGCGTCGTCCATGAACGGACGGGCAATCTCAAACTCGGCAAGCCCTGCAGACGGAGTGCCAACCGCAGATGCGCCCTTTGCGAGCTTCACCCGGTCACCGGCAACAACGGCATCGTCAACGCTGCCTGCCGTGGCAGTCGCATAGACATTCGCGTTGTCAGCGAAGCTTGCGAGAGCCTTGCCGACAGCCTTGCCGGCGATCTGATACCAACCGTAGTTGTTGGCAACACTGGCCGACATCGCCACAGCCACCGGTCCAATGGCGTTGGCCGCAAGCAGCGCCGTTGAGTTGTCGTCCTGATTGTAGGTCACCCAAGAGCCTACCTCAGTGCTTGCGACACCCTGCAGGTAAATGAACTCGCCAACCCCATAGGTCGGATCTTTCGCCCGAACAATGAGGCCAAGCGTGTGCTGCCGAGTGGTTGAGGTTTCATCGAAGTTTTGCCCAACGAGGGCATTTTCAGCAATAGAATATGCCATGTGATCAGCCCTCCTTAAGAGCCAGTATCGCTGTCGTAGAGCTTCGCGACATGGAGCGGGTTGTTCAGCGTAAAGTTCCCGTAGAAACCTATGTGCTGGACAATCGCGTCCTGGTTCACCGGCGTTTGCTTGCCGCCGAACTTCACGAAGTTACGATCAGGGTGGTAGCGGAACCGCATGGCCTTGCTGTCGATGAAGTATGTGGTATCGGCAGGCATTGCCGAACCAATTCCACCTTCAAGAACAACATCCACCGACTTGCCGGCGCCGTAATATTTCAGGTTGGTGAAGCCAAGCTTTCCAAGCTCGTTTTCATCCTGAATGCGCTGGATAGCCGTGGTTGCTGCGGTGTACGCGATGTAGTGTTCCTGCGAACACATGATACAGTCCGGCCCCTTGGTGCCCCGGCTGCGCTCGATCATCACATTGTCGAAAATCGTCTTGATGGTCGAAGACGAAACCTGCGTGATGCCGGTGAACGCACTATGCGCGTCATACGACGTGGTGCGCCAGATGGCATTGTCTGCCCTGGAGATCCCGCCATAGGTGCCCGAATTCACAGTCGTTGGAATCGCAAGCTGCAACCCGCCGATCTGATTTTCCGCAGTGCCGTCGCCGTGGAGATCTTCAACGAACCGGTCAACAAGCTCTTGTTCGGCCGCGCTGATATGTTCCTCCATGACATCCTTCAACTGGTTTTTGCCAGAGTTCTTCAGGATATCTTCACCGGACAAAGTGACGGAAACAGCGGCGAGTTTGGCCGTAAATTCCGCGTCGTTGAACAGTTCGGCAGGCTTGGGGTTGAGGTACTGGTAACCCGAGTAGCGGGTGTACGTACCGGACTCATTGTAAAGAAGACGTTCGCGGATCGTCGGACCGGAGAAGGTCTTGAACCCGCCTTTCTTCTTCATCAGGTAGAGGATGGCGTTTGAGTTCGAAACGAGGTCTTGATAACCCTTTGAGCGATCCTCAAGCGCCAACGAGAACGCCTCTTGGAGGCGCTCATTCGTATTGATAGCCATGATTGGCTCCTATGCTTGAATGGTTTACCCGATGCCGACTTGGTCAAATGCCATGTCGATGGCGTCACGGGCGGTTGCAGGTGGCTTGCGGGTCGATGGGTTTGAGCCATCACCGGGAGCGCCTGTTACGGAAAGTTGGCCTTTACGGGTTTGAGCCGTTTCGGTCTCTTTGTCGCGGGTCTGAGCCGCTGCTGTGTTGGTTTCGGTCGAGGGCGCTGCGGGCGCGGGGTTGAGCCGCCCTGCCAAATCGTAGGCTTCTTGCAAGCCGGACGCTCGCCCGCTCTGCATGAGCAACGCCATATCGGCCGATAATTCGTCAAAGCGCGGATTGTTGGCGCTGAATTCATCAATCTGATTCATCGCCGCTTGTTTGCGTTCATCGGCGATTGTCGTCGTCACACCACCAAGCTGTTTTTTCAGATCCGCGATTTCATTATGAAGCGACGTGATCTGCGAATTATGAGCCTGAGACACTTCGTCCGGCGCACGATTGAGATACTCTGCCGCGATGGTCTGGAAATCGGTGCCCAAATTCCGGGCAATCAGTTCAAAACCGGCGATCCGATCTCGCGCCAACAGGCTTTCGATCCCGGTGTAGTGGTTCAGTACGCTCTCAAACGTCTGTCCGGTGGTTTTCAGATGCTCCGCAAATTCCTTGTATTCGCCGAAAGCCTCGGCATCGCCACGGTACTTTTCGATCCCCGCTTCGAACTCGCGCTCCATCCGGCGAATTTCTGCCCGGACAGGCAACGGCGCATCTTTCCAAGCTGTCTTGGCGTCGGCTGAAAAGCGGTTCGGTGCTTCATTGAAGCTGTCTGTCTTGTCCTTGTCGGGCTCCGTTTTGCCATCGACAGCTTTTTCGGACTTATCCGTGTCGTCAGCGTCTTTGGCCTTGAACGTGCCATCAGGGTTACGCTCGCGCTCACCGGCTGGCTTACCATCAGCTTCCGGTTTGTCCGTTCCGGGCTTGTCGGCCTTTGCCTTTGCGTCTGGTTCGGCTTCGGCTTTTGTCGCATCGGGCTTTTGACCTGCCCCCTCATCATCCATCGCGTCAACGGCTTCGAAGGCGCGGTCGATTGCGCCGCGTGGAGTTTCTTCAACCGCATTCGTTTCGGTTGCCGGAACGTCCGCTTCGGGCGCGTTGAAAGGTTCAGCCGCAGCGGGTGCCGCGTCAGCTTCGTTGGTCATGTTTTCACCTGTCTGAGAGGTTGCGGATTAAGCCCCAAGCCCGGCTTGGGAAAATGCCTTTGCCACGGACGCCTTGACGCCCTGACGGTCGATTTCTGGTTTCTTTCGTTTCGGTGCTGTCACGCTGCTGTCATTGCCGACCTCGACAACACCGGCCTGCCGGTATGTGCTCCGCAACCTCGATTTACTGTCGTAAAGTCGTCCATCCAGTTGGGATTGAACGGGCTCCATTGTGTCACTCATGATCTGTGGCGCGGGCAGATGGGACGCCGCGTCGTCCTGTGTTGGCAGGCAGTTTTGGGGCCATGCATCCAACTCATGCCAGCCACGGCAGACACGACAAAAGCGTTGTCTCATGTTGTCCTCAGTTCAAGCGACCAAAAGAAGCAATTCGAGCGCCTGTTGGTCATTGAGCGCCGTTTGTTCGGCTTCATAGGCCGCAAACTCCATTTCGAGCCTTTCGCGCTCAAGCTTTTCCCTTGCTGCACGCGCTGCAGCCGCATGGTGCAGTATCCGAACCGCTTGCGATTCTGCCGGTGCCTCTGGGATCTGCTTCCTGCCCGCTTCAACCGTCGTCAGCTTCGGGCCGGGCCTCGCCTCCGGTTGTGCAGTTCGTGACTCTTTCGGTTCTGGCGGCTCAGGATCGGGCTCGTCTTTCGGCTCATCATCGAACGCGCGTTCAATGATCCGGGTCAGATCATCCGCCGACCGGCGCTCCCGCTCATGCTGCGCCTTGCGGTTCTTTTCTTCGCCGCGAAAATCCGCAACCGCACCGATGCCGGTCGGGTTAATCTCAGGTTCGCCCGCAATGACATGGACCAAAGCCGGGCTTGAGACCTCACCTTGCGCCTCGACATCACCTGGTGTGAGGTCGTGTACCTGCCCGACCGCTGGCGCGCTGACCGTCGAAACACTTTCAATGTCATTGGCCGCTAGCGCGTGCACTTGCGTGAGTGTCGGACTTGATACCTCTGAAACGGCCTCAACATTGTTGGCCGTGAGTGCGTGCTCCTGACCAACAGCAGGGCTACTGACCTCTGTCTCCGCCTCTGCGTCATTGGCCGTCAGATCATGGGCAAATTCATCCCATTTCGCCACGTCCCATAGCGAAACATCCCAACGACTAGTCGGCATCAGGCGGCGTCTCGAATGGTGATGCTGATGGCGTCCAGCGTGAAGCTGTTTCCGCTGGTCACGGCCTGTGACGCCGAAAGCGCGCCTGTGGCCAACAACTCACTTGTCCCATCAGTCAGCGCCCAGTGTGTCGCCGTACCTGTCGCTGTGACTGATCCGTCCGTAATGGCCGGGACAATGACACGCCGGCCATCTGTTGCACCGTTCTGTGTCGCACCCGTGTTCAAGCCGGTTTTGTTGCCAAGCGTATTGGTGCTCGTGGCCTGTGTGTAAGTCGTCGGCTCTGATGAACAGATGTCAATGCGCGTGCCGTTGGTATCCGCGTAATCAAGGCCCTGGTCGAAAATCTCGTCTGAGATGAATGGCATCACAATTCTCCTTCTTGGACCGTCTCGACGCCAATCGGTGAGCCGTTTTCATCCTTGATCACACGTTTCGGCGCGGTGAGCGCCTGCGCCATCATCGCCATGAACTGAGCCTGCATCTCGCGTGATTCCCGAAGCTCTTCAATCAGCGCCTTTGTCTGGTCTTGGTCCGATTTGCTGTCCCCGCCCTTTTGGCCTTCCTTGGCCGGGGCCTTCTGCGTCTGGATCTTGATCCGTTCCATTTCCATCTGCTTGTCGAGCTTTTCACGCTCCAGCGCCACTTTGCTCTGCTCGGTCTGGCTCTTGATGTCGATCTCTTTGGCTTTAAGGGCAGTGTCAGCTTTCGATCGTTCGGTTTCTGCCTTCAATTTCTCCATCTCTGGATTTGGCTTCGGCTGCCCGGCGACCTGCTTCATTTGGTCGGCAAACTCATCAATCGACGCTTCCAACGGACGGCCTGCCCGGAAAGGAGCGATGGCAAATTTCAGAACCTCTGCCGCAAATGGCGCTGCCTGTGGCTGTTGCTCAACCAGCGGGCCAAGCTGCGCGATGGTCGTTGCGAGCGCACCCAAGAATTCAGTGACGCTTTTCTTGGCCTTTTCCTCGTCCGGCTGAATGGTTGAATCGGTCTCGATCTCCAATACAAACGGCCGCATGCGTTCGTTTTTGATAAACTCGAACACCTGTTCAAGCGTCACGGTTTGCTTGAGCTTTTGAACCTGCGCCTCTGCCTGCTGCACCATCTGTTGGGCTTTTTGCATGGCCTGCGGGTTGCCCTGCAGTTGCGCCATGGCCTGCGGGTCGGATTGTACCTGCTGTGCCGCCTGCGCAATGCGCGACTCGATCTGCTGGATTTGCTCCTGAATCTTGGCCTGTGGTGGCGCTTCCTCGTATTGGCTCATGGCCATGATGGTTTGCGGATCGAAGTTCTCCGCGATGATCTCGCCGGCCAGCCTCGTGACATCCCGCGCCAGCCTGACAAGTTCCTCCTGCCTGTCCTTGACCCTGATCGAGCCGTACTGGCTCTTGAGTTCTTGCGCGCCAAGCGTTTCATTCGGGTCCGTCGCACCACGCATGATGTCGGACAGGCCGGTGATCTGGTACACGTCGTCAATCAGTTGCTTGCGCAGCGCGATAAGCTGGACAATGACTTCCGCGACTTCGCGAACCGGTAGCCAGACGATGCTATCCTTGAGAGCCGCGCCGCCCAGAACCGCCGTATTCGGCACCGGGATCATGATCGCATTGTTGTCAGTCTTTTTCAGCGCCGCCTCAAGAGCATCACTCAGTTCCTCGACGCCAGCCGAATAAAAACCCTTCATGCGCAGCGCCTCAGCCAGAGCCGATATGCGCGCGGTCAGTTCGTTGATTTCCTCAACCTGATCCTTGTAGTAGACGAAATCAGGAACAGGCTTGAGTGTGGACCGCTCCAGAGTGCCATAAGCTGGCCGTGGGCAGGGAAAGAAGCCATCCAGCGACAGGAACGGCTCTTGAATGTCAAGCACGTCTTCCATGCCCGGCGATACCCACACGACAACGCCCTGAGCTTTGGACCAGATTTCCCACACTGGCGCTTTCTGCACCGTCATGCGGTCGTCCTGATCGTTATCCTTGTCTTTTTTGTCGGTGAAGGTGGCCTGTAGCCATGCATCCCCAAACCTGTCCAGACCCTTCTTGCGCGTCAACCAGGAGCGGCGCGCTACCCATCCAACCTCTTTCCACTTGCGGGCGACTTCATGAGCGAAGTCCTTACGGTCGATATGGTCGAAACAAACCGCTTCGCCTGCGCTGTCCTGCTTGTACCTGAGCCAGACCACACCGCGTGCGTTCGTCGCCAGATCATCCCGGACCAGTTTCATTGTCGCGTCGATGTCTTCGCGGTCGAATGACGTGGTGAGCGTGCGTTCCAGTATCTCGGAAGCGTGGCGGTTCAATTCCTTTCGATCCTTGAACCGACTGGCGACGACAGGGACAGGCGGGCGGGAATAAATCGCTGGTTTCAATACCTCAAGATTGGCCCAGAAGATTTGAAACTCGCGTTCACCGCCCGTGTTTGCGCTCTTTTCCAGATCCGCATAAAGCTTATCGATCCGGTCACAGCTATCATTGTATTTCGCAAAGGCGGTTTCATACGATTTGATATCGTCCAGCCATGTCTTGGCCGCGCGCATGTCTCCATACGGATCTTCTTGCTGGTCCCCTGTCGCCAAGCCTGTTTCATCATTCATAGCTGAATTCTCGTTTTACTGGCTGGCTCTGGCGGGCCTTCAAGGACAACTGCCCCAATGGGCTGTGCGGGCTCTGGCGTTGGTTCAGGCTTGGCCGGGATAATTCCGCAGTTCACCGCAAACTCTCCGAAGGCGTCGGCCCCGTGGCTGTTCTCATCGTGGAGCGGCGTTGTGTAGGTCTGCATGCTGTCGTTCCACTTGCGCGAAAAGCGCCGCAGCCGTGTCAATCCGACCTGCACCCGGCCCGTGTTGTTGAAGTGCACGATCGGTAGAAGCTTCCTGACGGCGTTGATCCTGTCAGATGGGTTTGCAGCCACGCCGATGCGCAAAGGCTTCACACCAAAGCCCATGAGCGTGAGAGAGCGTTGTTTCGCGCCCTGCCCCCACTCTCTGACCTTGATGTCATGCGGAACAAAGTGATCGCCATAGAGATATGGTTCTGTGCGCCCGATCTCGATGAGTTGCGCCGCCGCTTCCATGGTGTCCGGGTTCAACTCCGGCAACGCCTGCCTTACGATCTGCTCCGCGCCTTCGTTGCTGACTTCGTAATAATCGATTGCAAAGACCTGCCGTCCATTCTCCTGCAAAAACCAGATGGCTGTGTAATCGTCCACCCCCAGATCCCAAGCCGTGACGACTGGCAGACGCGGATTGTATGGGAAGTGCCCAATGCGCCCTGCTTTCTCCGCTGCATGGATCAGCTTGGCGTAATAGGCTCCCTCGGTAATGATTTCATAGCCGCCGCCCCAGACATGCTCTGCCTGTTCGGGATCTGCGGTGTAGTCATCGTCCTTCTCCTGCTCGAGAATGGCAGGGAAGAATGGATTATCGTTCCAGTTGACCTCTATGTGTGTTGAGTTGGCACGCTTGAAGCCACCGCGAAAGAATTTGTCCACCGCGTCACTGTCATGGCGTGGGTTCCAACTGAACCAAAGCTCTGAATCTTCCTTACGAATGGTTGGACGCAAGAGCTTGAGCGAGTGAGCCGATAGCGTTTGTGCTTCCTCAACCCATGCGATGTCGAAACCCTCAAGCGACTTGATGTTCTCTGCGTTGTAGGACTGCATGCCCTTGAAAATAATGAGGCTGCCGTTCTGGCCGCGTATCTCACCGTCCAGGACGTCGAAGAAATATCCCAGCCCCATTTTCTGGATCTTGTCGACCAGCAGTTGTCGGACCGAATCCTTGATTGAGTTCTGTACCTCGCGAATGCATGCGGCTCGTGTCTGGCTGGTAAAGCACTGGACAATGAGCATTTCTGCGAAGAAGTGTGACTTGCCCCCGCCGCGCCCGCCGTATGCGCCCTTGTACCTGCATGGCTGCCACAAAGGCTTAAACTTGATGGGCGCTTGAATGCGGACCGTATCAGCGCTTGGGGCCAACGAATTCAATTTCTACCTTATGCTTGATCGCGTCACCGTCCGGCCCGGTAACCTGCATGGGAAGCACCTTGCCAAGCAATGAAATGAATGGGCCGGGGTTTTTGGTGGCCTGCTCTTTCAAGTAGCCGATAAGTCCCTCTTGCCCCCCGGCCTGTTCAGCAGCTTTGAGTATAGCGTCCTTGAGCAAGGCAGTTGTCTTGTTGGGTGAACCCTTTGGCCTGCCCGGTGAGACAGGCATCACCTTTTTTTTCCTTTGTATATTGTCTGCCATAGGTCATCGCACGCGGGTTGAGCGCTGTACGTCCCTTTTTTTGGTTGTAGTTATTGACTACACTGTAGTGAAATGCTACATATAGCTCATGAAAGAGATCACCTTCCAATCAGCCGCATCCAAAGCCCTTCGCAAAATGCCAGCCAATACGGCAAAACGGATCATCGGCAAGATCAAGGCTTATGCTGCAGATCCCGCCAGTCAGGCCAATAACGTCAAAGCCATGAAGGGCACGGATGCAATCAGATTGCGGGTCGGTGATTGGCGCGTCATCATGATGGATGGTGACGTTATCGATGTAATCAAGATTGCCTCTAGGGGCAGCGTGTACTGAGGATGAGACCATGAATGAAATGATCAGTATCCCGAAAGACGAATACGAGCGGCTGATGCGGGCTGCAGAAGACCTTGAGGACTTGGAAGCCATCAAGGCTTATCTGGCAGATCCGAAAGAGGGCATCCCGCTTGTCTTCATGGAGCGTATGATAGACGGCGAAAGCCCGCTTAGCGTTTATCGTGAGTGGCGCGGCTTCAATCAATCGTCTTTGTCAAAGGCTTCCGGTGTGAACCGAGTACAGATTGCCGATATTGAAGCAGGCAGAAGCAGTGGATCGATTGCAACGCTTAAAAAGCTAGCGGACGCACTCGACGTTTCCATTGACGATTTGGTGTGAGAAACGGCCCCTCTCGGAGCCGCTGTCCAAAGGCACGTAGCCTATGAGTGGATTAAATTCCGGTTGTGTCCTTTGATTCGCACCGGCTGCAAACCTTGTAACGCTTGTGACACGAAGCTTCCCGGCCTGTCAGGGCTCTGGTTACGGGGCGGGTTCAAGCAAGCCCGATGAACGGGATACTTCACTTTTCTTTCAATGTGACTGGCGATCTGTAAAGATTTCGCCGATTTCTTTACAGGTCGAATATCTCGTCATGCTCCCGCCATTTCTGACAGGTGGGGCAATCAAATTCAAAACCCAAACCTTTTGAGAAAGAACAAATCCTGACCGCGCGAACACCGATGAATGAACTTATCTTTCAACAGCACCCCGATTGGGTTGCGCCAGTCCAGCGCAGCGTGAATGAGGACCTTTCGAAACGACCATTTCCTCATCCGTCTTACCCTCTATATGATCCATGGCGGGCCGGGCGCTGATCTCCGGCTTCGAATTCACCACTTGTTTAGTCCCACACGGAGCCGTGACAATCACGGGACAACAGGTTGTTCATGCCTGTCCGGGCCTTCTACACAAGGGGCACGAAGCTTACGTGCTTCCGCCATGGATTACGGTGCCCTGTTGGGCTGTTGAATGGAGCGGACTGGGGGAATTGAACCCCTGCGGCAGCTACCCCGCCGGCCCTACGCCGTCTCTCAACTGAATGAGAGTGCCTATCGTTGCAGGCTGGTTAGGCCCGCTATTGTCGGCATGGCGACCGCGAAACTGTGTCCACTGGACCAACAGCAACTACAATCTCGTGTCTTTCCTCTCTCTACTCTTTGCCAGTATTATCTGGCTGAATGAAGCGAGGGCCTTCCACCCTCTCGGTTACCCTATCCGGGCGCGCCCGGCGTTTCGCACTGAGTTCGGGGCTTTCGGGTAACTCCCCCCTTGTATTTCGTGCCGGTCTCTCCCGGCTGTCGCGTCCATTCCTCAGACGTTGCATCCATTGCTTCGACCAATGGCAGCCCTACTAAGGGGCCTCCAGCGCTACGGCTTTCTGGTTTTCACCGCTCGCAATCAACAGCCCCGTTCGCTGGGAATCATGTTGCCGGAGTTACCCGGCGAATTCATTGTGGAGCCTGTTGACTCCGCCTGCTCTCGCGAACTTCTGGCGTAACAATTGGCTTTGCGCCCGGTGCCATCCAGTAAAGCTGATTCGGTTGAACAGAAATCTTCGATTTTAACTGATTTGCATGCATTTTCCGGTCAAAATCGGCCATTGTCAAGTTCGGTGCGTGAACATTGTTCAGTTTTTCCGCAATCTGTGAACATATTTTCCGCGTCACGCGGTAGAGTGTCCGCACCGAATAGTGGTTTTCGCGGGCAAAGCGGCCCAATGAGCGGCGTTTGTGCTTCTTGGCATAGGACCATCCATAAACCACGTGCCGGTCAGCCTCGCTTAGATATGAATTGATCCAGCCCCATGTTTCTTCCATGCGCGCGATTGCAGATCGATCAATATTGCGCCGGTACTTCGGTTTGTTCGATCCGTATGCCTCTATCTGGCGGCGGACCGGCTCCGGCATGTTGTTGCCGTATATCTGCGGCCCCTTAACTGGCGGAAGGCGCAAACAAGTCTCAGCGGCTTCGAGTATACGAAGCTCCACCTGTTTGGCTGTCCATGCTTGGTAGGTCACAATCGGTTATTCCTCGTTTGGTGGTTGGGGGAGAGGCGAGTGTTTTGGCTTCGCTGCCTGCTTCGCACGGATCTGATCGATCTTTCGCCACACCCGACGCAATTCTACTTCGCCCGACTGCTTCATATCCACACCAACGGCTGAGCAGAGTGCGGCAAGGGTGACCATCACGCCGCCGACTTCTTGATTGATATCGCCCTGATCCCGACGATAGACGTAATCCACCAATTGGTGCGCCTCACTTGCCGTGCAGCCATTCGCTTGAACCAGCTCCAATGCTTCTTCAATGAACCGGTGATTACGTTCTTGAATGTCCGCTGAAATCTCCGGGCCAAAGCAAGCATTCATCCAACTCTCAACCTTGTCTTGAAATTGGTCCGTCACAGCCTTGCTCCTTGTGTGGTGTGGTCGATGTAGTCTTCAATGTCGATCTGGGGCAATTTCTTGCGCCGCGTGATCGCGGCATTTTTCTGCCGTTGCGGCGCGTCCCACGAGTTGTGGCACCGCTGACAAAGAGCCCGGCACCGGTCCGGGTCTGCATGGCTTTCGTCCCAATCCATATGCGCGATGGTAAGGACAACTTTGCTGCCGGTTTTCGGGTGCGGCTTGTAGTTTTCGGCCCGACAATCTGGATATTGCGGTGTGCCCTCGCACTTGTGACCGGCTCGCTCCAAAATCTCGGCGCGAAACGCTTTCCATTCCTTTGAATGGATTGAGCCTCCTGGATAGAGTTTCATGCGCTCTGCCGATATTGGCATTACTCACCCCCTGCCCTGCTGACGTTCGACCAACTTGCGAGCCCACCGGTCTTTGGCGTCCGCTCGCTCCTGGTTGTACTTTTCAGCCTTGGCCTTTCGTTCTTCGATAGAACCGGTTTTGAGATTGGGTACGCCGGAGCCCATGCCGTGAACCTTCTCGACCATGGCGGCTACGCGGGCCTTGGATTCCGATGATTTCTCAGTCTGGTGAGAGATCCGGTTTGTTTTAACCAGCGACTTCAGATAGCGGGTTCGCTGTTCTTCGACCGACTTTCTTTCCAATCCGTTGTACAGTTCGTTCACGCGGCACACCTCGTCCGCAAACGCTGCCGGCGTCGGCGCGAAGTCCCTGGATTGGCCCTCTATTCGACCTTTCATGAATTGCCGCGCGGTCTCGATAACAGCGCCCGGCTGGTATGCGTCACAGGCCATGCGGTATCCGTGCATCATCGCGTCAAAATTCGTTTTGTGCGACTGTGGGAAGCAGTTCAACATTACCAAAATCTCGTCTTCCGCATCCGGGTGAAGCTTCGGCATTTTGTCCATTTGCTGTATTCCTGCGTCGGTTCATGATCCGCTGCGTTGCGGCGGCTAGGCTGTGATCGTTCGGATCGGGATTGCGGTTTGCCGGAGAACCGCGCGGCATACGGCTTTGAGCGTTGAGTACCCAATTGCGCCACGTCGCAGACCAATCCAGCTTGGTTGCGCCGGCCCCAGATTTCGCCAGCCAGTAGTTTCGAAACTTTTCTTCTTCGAGGGCGATAGCCTGAGCGCTGAATCCATGATCGGCCGCGTATCGCCGTTCTTGTTCGGAAGCTTGCCAGTTTTCAGGGATGCGAGATCCCTTCTTCGCCTTCTTTTTGGAACTACCGTTAGGTAGTTCTTTTTCTTTCTTCTCTTCTCTTCTCTTCTCTGCTTCGGTTTTGCTTGAACCAATTGCTTCCGCTATCTTGTTGTTTTTCCTCACTTCACCCGATTTTTCACCACCCTTTCGACCTTGTGTCGCTCTCGTTTCGGACACGTCTCGGCGCAGTTTCGCCTCCCTTTTTGCGCGTGAGTTGGTGATGAAACCATCATGAAATTCAAGCTTCCCGCACTCTATGAGCGCGTCTGTGAGGGTCTGTGCCTTCCGCATTGAACAGCCCATGAGTCCGCTTAAATGACGGTCGTCCCGGCGTGTTTCTCCACCGCGTGCGTAGACCAGATCCAATATGGTCGCATATGCGCCAATCAAATCGGGGCCGAGGCCCTGGATTGCGTCTAGGAAAGCAATAGGTTCGCGTTTGTACCAGTCTTGGCCCCGGTTCATGTCATCCACCAAATGGTTTTTCCGGGGTCTGTCTTACGAATGGTTGCGCGCTTCTTGTGCCGGTTTTCCTCATACACCCGAGCACCATGAATGACCGTCGTATGGTCCTTGCCGATAAAGTCCCCGATCTGCGGGAATGAACACGGAGTGAGTTGCTTTGACCAGTAGAAGAAAGCCTGTCTGGCATGAGCTAATCGGGCCGTTCGTCTCTCTGATCTCAACTCCATTCGTGAAACACCGAAAACAGTGCAGATCCATTTGCAGATGTATTCCAGCCGGTGCTTGTTTCTCAGCTGCCGGTCGATGCGAGCCGAAATTTGCCTTGGCATGTCTCTTAAGATTTCGCGCTCGGCAATGTACCTTTCGATATGTTCCCTACGCTGCATTTCAGCGCGTTCCATCTTTGCCCTTAGCTCGGCTTCTTCCCGTTCTTTAAGTGTCTGCCGCCACTTGAATTGTTCGGTCTCTCGTTTTGATTGCTCCCGTTTCCTGCGCTGAGTGGCGATTGCCTGTTGTGTGACAGGATTGCGGTCTACATGGCTGTGGCGGGCTACAAACATTATGCCGCTTGCCTCCTGACGATATTCCAACCCTCAAGAATTCTGATTGGCTCATCCCGGCCATACGAAGCCCGTGAAGGGATACGGTTGCGGGCGCATAGCTCATGGATATTGCGCTGTGCTGCCGACAATTTGCCGGTTGTCGGCTTGAGCTCTAAAAGCCCCAAGAAGTCCGGCCCGAACACAATCAAGTCGTGAAGCCCCGGTGTGAGTCCGTGCTGGCCGAATGCGCGGGCATTGGGAATTGTGGCAACCAATGTGTCTGGTCGGCCAAAGGCTTTCCAATGATCAATGACGGCTTTGTGGATTTGGGCCTCCGTCATACGAACCGCACCCACAGCAGCAGGAAACCAATAGCCAGGATCAATGACAGCCAGCCTGTGAAGGTCCACGCATCAGCAACGCCCTTTGCATGAACCAATTCCATCGGCGGCATGTCTTCGTCTGTATCGGTCATTGGCTATTCCACGCGCCAGATGCGCAAGCCGCCCTCGACATTCCGCGCCGAATATTTCCAGCCCGAACGCTGGCCATATGAGCGCGCATAGGCAGCGACGTTCCCAGCGCTATTTTCGCCTGGGAGGAATAGGCTGTCTCCAACCTCCATTTCGCTAAATGGGTATTTCTTCGCGGTTACGCTCGCCGGTAGGGGCACACCTTTTTCGATAACGTGATGCGTGACGGCTGCCAGTTTTGGTTGCGATTTAGCCATGATCATTCTCCTTGTTGAAATATGCGCTCACTCAATCTCCGCTATCTCTGGTGCGATCCACTCCGCCAGTGACGCCGCGTATTCCCTCAATCGAAGGGCGATGGAAATCCGGGTCTTGGCGCTCAAGAAACGCAGCAATGCGGGCGGTCTTTTCGATGTATTCAGCATGGGCACGTCTGGCCTCCTTGAGTTGCGCCTGCTTCAAAGCCGCCATTTGATGGGCGCGGATCAGCGATGTTTCGCCGTACCAGACCTTTTTTGCTTTCGACCAAGACCAGCCAAGGTGGCGCGCCGCCGCCGTAATCCTTTGCTGGACCCTGCCGTGGGATTCAGGAAAAGCCTCCTGAATGAGTTCCGATGCCCGCGCTATGTCTGTTGCGTCTGTCATCTTTTCCTTGCCTGAATGACTTTCTCGTTTTGGGGACAAAAATTCCCGCATATGTGAATTCTCCTGACCTATGTTGCTCTCAACGAACAACACAGGAAGGCACAGGAGATTTGGTTATGGGTCGGTATTCGGGAAGCTATGCTTGGTCGGCGCGCCTCCCCGGTACAATGCGAGATTTGGTGAAGCGGATTGCCGTCCGCTGGAAACCTCGAATGAATTAGATTGAGTTGAAAGAACCCCACCCCGCCGTTTGTCTGTGGCGTCCGCATGGGTGAGGCTGGCCCCGCAGTGCGTTTTCCTCGTTCGCACTGCGGGGCCAATTTTGTCTGCGGAGGGGCTATCGACCGTCCAAGGTCCGGGTGTGGGTGCCTTGGTCATTCTGCGGCCTCGGTTGGTGCTTTCTGGCCCCACACTTCCGGAGATACGGACACTCCGTCACGCTCCAAGATTGCCGTGTGCTGCAGATAGTATCGTGGGGGAATTTCCTTTCGCCGGATCCAGCTATTCACGTTCCCTACGGTTTGCCCGAACCGTTCTGCGACATCGCGCGCCCTACCGTAGTGCCGCACAATTTCTGCCACTGTTTTGAGTTCAATCGCTTTGGTCATGCCAATTTTATAAGCAATATGCTTATTATTGTCAATAAGCAAAACGCTCATGGATAGCTAGCTGGGAAAATTGCAGTATTTGGCTACCATGATTCCGACCGGAAACAGCGCCGATGACATCAGGCAGCGACTTGTGTTGCTCCGCATCGCGTGCGTGGGCAACGAGCGCGGCGATCAAGCAAAATTCGCTGCGGCCTCAGGCATTACTCCAAGCGAGTGGGGCAACCACGAGCACGGCAAGTCGCTTTCAGTTAGAAAGGCGATGATTCTCAGAAACCGGTGGAGGGTTACCCTTGACTGGATTTACTGTGGAGACCAGAGTTCGTTGCCGTTTGAACTCCAGACTCGTTTGGTCGAAGTTTCGGAGCAGATGAAAACGGCGTGATATTGCTGACTTCGTTTGGCTGCTTGATATCCGTGGGCTTGTAAATGCCCATAATACTGTGAGCCAGATTTAGTACGCGGATCGCATCTTCTCGATCCTCTGGAAGCATACCAACGACGCCGCACGCAATTCTATTTATGATTATGTCACTGGTTTTATTATCTAACGGAGAATGTCTCAAAACGCACTCCTGCATATCCTGGTGAGCCCTACCCAAGAAGAAGTGTACGGTTTGACAATACCGCTTACAACCCAAAACAGTTAACCCAAGAGCGGGTTTTCTGTATTCTCAATGCGTTCAATCCTTAGGCAACGACGCAGTAATCCCTAGCCAACCAGAAGTGATCTGGCTGCCGGATTACTGCGCGGTATTCTCAATTGCGACGCACCTTGAGGTTTCCGCATGCATCCACGCTGGACCATATGACGGTCCATAGCACCACGCGCTTCATGATGTGACTTCTATTGGCCGGTGAAGCCTCAGGCGTCGGGATCACACTCCCGTATCGGTTACGCCTTCCCTCTGGTTATCTTGCGGTCCAGCCCGCGATGCGCTCCCAGTCTCCCGATACAAACCGCCAATGCGACCACCAGCGCACCCGGACATTGACGCGGTTTTGGTATCACAAAACATTTTTATAAGCAATATGCTCATTTTTAGTGTTGTAAACTAAGCAATTTGCTTATATATTAACCTCACAAGACGGAGGTTGATATGCACACCATCAAGACAAAAGTCCCATACATCGGCGAAGACGAAGTGCTGCAGATCATCGTGAGCAACACGGGTGATCGCTACATTGAAGAGTCCGACTTTCTGGCCAAGACCTACGCCACGAAAGCCGACGTGCTGCCGCTCCTGAATGACGAAGCGCAGCGGGTTATCCGGTTCGATTTCCAGACCTTGAAAGGCGAGGACATCACCGAAGAGTTGGCCCAAGCCTATCTGGACGGTCAACAGCCCTACACATGGGATGAAAGCACCCTCCCCGATTACGTGAAGAAATCGCAGGCATGGGAAGACCACTGCGAAGACCATGGGGTGGCGGCATGATGGACCACACAGCCCGCAACAATCCCGACCTTCGTGGCCGTGAAGCCTATGAAGCAGATTGCGCCATCCAACCAAACTATCACGACGGAACACCACGCAAGACATGGGACGAACTGGATTCGCTTTGTCAGTGGTCCTGGGGCCGTCCGCCCCACAACTCAAACACAGGGGGAAAGTAGATGTTGAAGAGTCACAAACGACACAGCGCGGCCACCAAGCATGCTGGCGGGTTGCCGATTCTGCAAATCTCCACCCGCAGCGGCACCCTGTACGTAACCGGCTTTGGTGACGATGTTGACACTCAATTGACCCGCCTGACGGTGTTGACTGGTGATGGTCGGAAGCACGCGGGGACGATCACTCTCGGCCACCTGAATCGCCTTGGAAATGCAAATCACGCAACCCCTGCTCAGGGGTGGACGATGGATCATGCAGACGCGTTCCCTAGGTCATCGTCATGAAAAAAAGGGCCGTCGGAGAATACCAGATTGAGGGAACGGTGGAAATCGAAGTCCCGAAAGGTTGGTCGGATAATCAAATCGAACGGCAGATGCGTCGAGAGGTTCAAAAACATGCTGGCGCATATTCAGCCGACATCACCTTTGTTCGGGTGACCGCAATTGAAAACAACAACGGTGGGTTCTGATGACACAAGCAAGTATTTGGATGCAGACGGCCATCCGCTTGGGGTGGAGGTATTCGGCTGCGCACGACGGATTCATCAGCGAAAATCACCGAAACGGGCCCGAGTGGGCTGACTACGTTGTGCGGCGGACGGCAGAAGATGCTTGTTTTCTTGATGGCGTCGAAACTGTGGCCGACGCCCTCCTTTCCGAGCGGGAGGGGAAGTGATGGTGGCCCCGCTTGAAGATGTTGAAGCCCTGTTTGAGGCAGTGAAGCTCCTACGCACGGAGCGTCGGAAAATGGCGAAGCTTTCGGAGCGAGCAAGGAACGCCGATCACAGTAAAGCGCAAAAGACCACCGTTGACCTGAATTGGCAGGCGTTTCACGTCAATCGGCTTGAACATGCCGCCCATGCGGCGGCGGTCAATTGTGGCTTGGCTAATCTCCGTGAACCGGCGGATTACCGCCCCTACAGCGTAAAGCTGACTGGATTTCATGAATACGAGGTCGTGCCGCCAAAACCCCGCGCCCTCATCGACGAGAGGGAGGTGACAACATGACCGAAAAAGCAATCGAAATCTGCGACCGCCTCATAGCTGAGGCACAAAGCAAAATAGACGAAAATGCTAGGGACGTGCTCCCCAGCAAAACGGCAGAAGACATCTGGCTTGGCCGACGAATTGGGGTTGAGACTGTGCGTGCCGCCCTCCTTTCCGAGCGGGAGGGGAAGTGATGCAAAGCTCAGGCATATTCGCTGGTATGACCTACCGGAATCCAATGGGTCACCGGATCAAGGTATTCGAAGTGCAACCCTTTGGAATGTTGTGGGTCGGCTTCCCGGACGGCACTCGGCAGTGGGCAAAGCACAAGCGAGCGCTGGTGGCAGAGTTTAAAGCTGGAGAGAGTATTGTCTGCGCTCAGCCCTCAGCAGAGCAGAGCAACGGACAATGACTTCCCCTGACCTCAACACAATAGCCTCTGCATCCGTCTCGCTGCTTATCATCGTTGTAACGCTGGTGGCGCTATGAGTGATTATGGCGACTTTTGCCGCGAACAACGCAGACGCCGCCAGAGGCTTCGAATGCATTGGCACGAGTGTCCGTTCTGCGCAATTCGATATGGAACCGGTACCAGTGTAGCCCCTGGCCGAACCTGTCGCAATTGTGGTTGGGAAGCGCCGGGTAAAAGCGGAGAAGATCAGCGTGCCGTCGCCAAAATGGAACGAGACGACGTATTTAAAGAAATCGAGCGGCAGGCAAAGAAGCGCCGGGCACAGGTTCTTCACACTTGCCGTGTCTGCGGCAAGAGACTGAAAAACGAGCATGGCCGCGTCCAACATGAGCGCCAAGCGCACACCCCGGAAAAGCTCGCCGCTGTGAAGCCAATTCGAGAGCTTCTAGACACTCTCAAGGAACCAAAGCCATGAGTGATTGGAGACCAATAGAGACAGCGCCGAAGGATGGGACGAGCATACAGGCTCGAATCCCCGGCCGCGGCGATGACAATGTGATTGCTTGGTTTGGCGGGTTGTTGGATTCGGATGGGGAAGGCTGTGGCGGTTGGCACTTCATGGAAGGACAAGACCCCCCGGACTGGACGGACGGGATTTGTTGGGAGGTAAACGAGGACGGCGTCAGATCGACACCGCCAACCGAATGGAAAGACCTCCCCGAACCTCCCACTCTCAAGGAGCCTTCCAATGACTGACACAGACGCAACCGTGAAGGAAGAACAGACAGAGCCGACAACGCTTTATGAGGCTCTTGCCGCCGCTCAGGCGGATCTGGAAAACCCGAAAAAGAACAAAACCGCGACCGTGAAAGGCACATCCAGGAAAACGGGCAAATCCTATGAAATGACCTACAAGTACGCGGATATTGGCGACGTGCTCAAAACCGTACTGCCGGTGTTGTCCAGACATGGTCTGAGTGTCAGCCAGCCCACCAAAATCCTAGAGAACAACTCTGTCATTTTGGTGACGCGGATCGCCCACAAGAGCGGCGAATTCATGGAATCAGAATACCCTGTGAGTGGGCCGAACAACGACCACCAAGCGATGGGCGCGGCGCTGACCTATGCCCGACGCTACGCGTTGACATCCTTGATTGGCGTGTCTGCCGTGGACGACAATGACGGCTCAGATGCCGCGCAGGTTGGCGACGGTGGTGCGCGCAAAATGTCCATCGCAGAAGCGAAAAAGGAAGTGAATTGGGACGAGGTCGAAAACGCTATCAACGGCGCGCAGACCTTTGAGGAGGTCAATAAATTTGAATTGCGAATTGAGGAGCGAAAGAGTGTTTGGCCCGACTCCTTCTATTCCAGCGCGAAAGACCTGATTTACAACCGCCGCCTTGAGATAGCAGGTGAACGGCTGGGCGCAAAGACCGACGAAAACGAACTGACAGACGAGTTTTCGGATATCGAAGCGCTGTTGGGCAAAAAGGTAAGAGGCAAAGACCTTTCCGATCTTTACGGCGAACACCGGGACCGCCTGTTTATTGGCCAATCCCCACTGAGTGCAGGGTGACGACATGAGCCGCGCAATGATCGTCCTCAGTAACGACGCACAACGGGCCAAGGCAATCGGACTGGCCCGCAAGGCACCTGTTGGCACCCGTGTCGAATTCAAGGCTGCCCAGCGGAGCCTTTCTCAGAACAGCCATATGTGGGCACTCCTGACGGACGTGGCGCAACAGGCAACCCATCGCGGCCAGAAATACACCGCAGATCAATGGAAGGTCATTTTCCTTCACGCTCTTGGCCGGGAAATCCAATTTCTTCCCGCGTTGGAAGGCTCAGAATTCGTCCCTTACGGCCAGTCGTCTTCGGATCTGTCCAAACACGAGATGTCCGACCTGATTGATCTGATCATGGCTTGGGGCGCTCAGAACAATATCGATTTCAACCCCGGTGCAAGTCCCGCACCGGATGCAGGCGGCGAAAGGTCCACCTCCCACCTTCGCACCCCTGCAGCGGGCGGCGTAGCGCGTTCGCCGTCCGCCTCTTACCCGGAGATAAGACAGTGACCGTTGAACTGACAAGGCACGCAGTAAAACGCATCCGTCAGCGCCTTGGTCTACCCAAGAAGGCGGTTGAAAAGCTTGCCAACGAAGCGTGGGCCAATGGGCACAACCAGGGCGAATACTCCGGTGCAATGCGCCGTTATCTCGATTGGGTAATTCTCCACCGGGAAGAAGCCCACAAGGCAACGCTGCGAGTGCATGACCGATATTTGTTCGTCTTTAGGGATGACACTTTGATTACGGCGTGGCTGCTGCCCAACCACCTGAAAAACAGGAAGGCAGCACAATGACCACCCGCGCCGCTCTCATCACTCAATCAAAGCAATATCCTCCCGGATCAAGGGCAAGGAAGGCTGTGATCATCCAGCATGAGTTGAGGAAAAAGACACTGGCAGAACTGGCAGCATACCGCCGTGTGAGGCGCGTTGCAGGACGAAGGGAGTGGAAGCAGTGAAGAGTAGGTCATTATCAGAAGGGCTGGACGATCCATATATGGCCTTGGCCATTGTGAAGAGTCTGCGAAGCTATTTGTCGGCCACAGAGTCCTCCGGGAAGATAGAGCGGGACTATTTGAAGCAGATCGCGTGGGGTGAGGACAACGCGACCAAGTCGTTCTTCCGAGCGGAGAAGCTCTAACGATGCCTCGTAGAGAATTCACCCGCACTGTCAAAGCCCAGATCGTCCACAGGGCCATGAACGAAGCCGGTCAGGTGGTTTGTGAGAGCTGCGATCTGGTGCTGGCTGGAAAGCGCTACGAAATCCACCACACGACGCCTGACGCAATGGAGATAGACAAGAGCCGAAAGCTCACAGCGGAAGACGGGCAGCTATTGGGTGTGGAGTGCTGTCATAGGCCAAAGACCAAAATCGACGTGAAGAACATTGCCAAAGCAAAAAGGCGGGAAAGTAAACATTTGGGGTTCAAACGCTCCACGTCACGCCCCCTGCCTGGCACGAAAGCATCAGGCATTCGGAAAAGAATGAATGGTCAGGTGGAAAGGTGGTGAACTGATGGCATGGAAAGTTGAAGCGAGAGACGCAATTACCCGCGATGGACGCAAAGCCTTTTACTTGGGGCGAAATGATTCCTGTTGGCCCTGTCCATGGATATTCAAAATCAAAGGCGAGACTAAGACGCGGCACTATTCCATCGGTGGCTTCTGCAATAACCACCAGATGGAAAGTCACGAAACGGATTTGGTGGGGCCATTTACACTTTCTATAGCCACCCACCCAGGCAGCAAAGCATTGAATGAGATCGTGGAAGGGCTGGAAGGCGTGACGCCGGGTCCTTGGAAAACGGGACGATTGGGTGATGTCGACCGAAGCCATGTTGTTGATTTTGGTGAGCCGCCATCTGCGCCATTTATGGTGGTGCGTAAGGGCCATCCAGCGACTGGCGTCATTCATTCAGATAATGGCTCATCTGTAGCAAATGCATCCCACATTGCTCGCTGTCACCCCGACGCCATACGCTCAATAGCCGCTTTGGTTGCTGATCAGGACGCCGAACTAAAAGACACCAGATTAGAAAGACAAATGCTGTCGGACAGTCTCGGTGACCAGCAGCAGCGAGAATTAGACCTCAATGCCGAGATCGAACGGCTGCGAGGTGGCGGTGATAATTCGCCAGACAAGGAAAGCCCTGACATTCCTACTCAACTGCGGGCTCTGGCTGCTGATCAAGTCGCCAGTACATATGCATATGGCAGAGATTTGCGCAAAGCCGCCACTGAGATAGAGCGGCTGACTGAACACAATCAGGAACTCATAGACGCAAGCGGCCAAGAATGCGGCTGCGGCTACGATGACCCGAACGATGTGTGCCTTGGTCACCTGCCGAAATTCAAGCGTCTTGAAGCGGAGAACACACGTCTCCGGGCAGCCCTCGCCAATTCAGACCAACCATGTGCTTATTGCTCCCTGCCAGCAGATGAATGGAACAAATGTGAAAGTGGCTTTCCCGGCTGTGACCGTGCGGATGATGCGATGGGATGCCCCCATTTGGGGTCCGGTCTTGAGAATGCACGGTTGCGGGAGGCGTTGGAATTAATAGCCGACGGACACATTGACACAGGCGAAATGTCTTTCAAACGGAAAATGATCGCCCGCACAGCCCTTCAACACAATTATGTGGGCCGTGCATGGGCCAAGACGGAAGAACGATGACCAATCGCCCGACATTCACCAAAGCTGAACTGCGCAGAGCCGCTGATGTAGCTCTTGCAAAGGGCGTTGGCGTTCGGCTGGAATCCGATCGATCGATAACGATTATCCCCGGTATTCAATCCATCCACATTGACAACACCGATCAGGATGGCGGTTCATCTCTCCGCAAATGGAGAGAGTCGCGCCGTGCAAATAAAGCTCATGGGCATTCATAAGGTCCGAAAGAAACTCGCTGATGGATCCGTGCGCTTCTATTACTATGCGTGGCGTGGCGGGCCGCGGATCGATGCGGAGCCTCACACTGACGCCTTTGTCTCTGAATATGTCCGACTGACCCGAGATCGAGCCGACGCGCCCTATCAAGGCTGCATGGCTGAACTGGTCAGAGCCTATCTAGATTCCCCTGCCTATCTGAATTTGAAGCCGTCCACCCGGGAAGGCTACGACCTGGCTATCAAGGCAATCGAGACCGAATATTACGACATGCCATTGACCGCTCTGGCCGAACACGGCGCCCGCAGCGATTTCCTGCAATGGCGTGATGGCATCGCGAAGACGCATCCGCGCAAGGCCGATCTCTACATGGCTGTGCTGCGGCGCATACTGTCCTATGGCTATGATCGGGAATTCATCGCTCGCCATCCGCTCGAGCGTGTCGAAAAGATCAGCGATGGCAGCCGGCGCGATGTCATTTGGAGCGACAGTGAAATCAAACGGTTCATGGACACAGCATCCCAACCGCTTTGCGAGGCCATGACGCTTGCCCTATGGACCGGGCAACGCCAAGGTGACCTGTTGCGCCTCACCTGGTCGGCTTATGATGGGCGGGTGATAGCACTCAAGCAGGAGAAGACGGGCAAACAAGTCCGGATCAAGGTTTCCGCGGATCTGAAAGCCATGCTGGACAGAATGGAGCAGAAAGCCGTCACCATTCTTACCAATCAGCGCGGCCGCCCATGGAAGTCCGGTTTCAAATCATCGTGGAGGAAGGCTGCGGCGAAAGCCGGCATCAATGATCGAACCTTCCATGACCTTCGAGGAACATTCTGCACATGGGCCTATCGGGAAGGTGCTTCATTCAAGGAAATCGCGGAGGCATCGGGCCACAGCGAGATCGAAGCAGAGACCATAATTCGCAAGCATTATCTGGTTGCAGAGGCCGTGATTGAGCGGATCGAAGGCAGAACAAAGCTGTAA